TTGGCCATCGGTTTTCTCCTGTAGTAGTAGGGGTTTTTAATCCCGTTCCTTCAGTCGGCATTTGCGTCCCTTTCGGGATGAACGAACCCGTTCCGTGTCGGCTTACTTGCGTCCCAATTCATCGCATTCTTCTAAAAATAAGTAAAAAGCAATGACGTGAGATGAACGATGTGTTTATATTAACACATTCCTAGTATATATGCAAGTAGTTTTGTCATTTGTGTTACAATTTAATAATTTTTTTAGATTCAACACACAAATTGAAATATTTAACGTCTAAATAATGGGTTCTTAAATAATATTTAAAAAATCCTATAGGTCAAAAATTGGCCCGGATATTTTTTCGCCATATTTTGAAACTATCTTCGCTTTTTCTTTTTGGTAGTAGATTTGTACCCCCATCGTGAAGGTGATATAGTACCATATCCAAAATCAATTCTCTTCACTGCTGTCTTACCATATGTATCACAATATAAATCGAATATGTTTACATTTTTCTGAGATCTCGTAAGGTCAATAAAGGTTTCACCCTCTACTTCATAGTAAACAAGTTTTGCATCTGTTGGGTAAGATTTATCGTTAGCAGACTCTAGTGTTGTTCTTTGAAGCAAAACCTCACAATCATAAGAAGAACCATCTAGTTTCTTCTCATCCATTTTCTTTTCTGTTGTTGACATTACTCATCACCCCAAATAATATCAGGAAATGCTTCTGACACTACATCCTTGGAAATATTATATACTTCTTCAAGTTTTCCATCCTTTACTAACACTAAAATTTCTGCCTCAAGTGGGTGTAATCCTTCAAGCACGTTGATGAACATGGTTTCACGACGTAGACTACTTAAACTATCTTGTCCACCTCTAACGAACCTGTAAAAGTTTCTTGCCTCTCTACGAATTGTAGTATGTCCCTGTTTATCACTTGATCCCAATGAAAATGATCCTGTCTCATGCATTCTACGAACTTCAAGTGTAATTTTTTTAGTCAAATTTCCACTTGTTTTCGCATCATCTTCAAATTTACCATAAGGAACCTCTCCTTCCGGAAGAACAGATACAATTGATGTATCATAATTCCATTTAAGTATCTGCTTAAGAGATAGATCACCATATCTCTGTAATACTGCAACTTTCTTTGCTTTAGTTCTTTGTTTTGATGCAAGATCTAAAATCTCAAAGACGAATGGATTTCTAGGTAACTCAGGGATTGCATTTACTTTAACCGTTCTCGGTTTCCTCGTCTTCGCTGTTGTTTTCGCTGTCATAATAGTTTTCAAAGTTGAATGCGACAATTTCGTCAGGAATCAGGTTTCCCTGCATATCAAACATTTCTGGATGAGGTTTTGGGACTTCCCGATAATTTTTCATATATTCTCTCGCTGTCCATCCTATAAGAATTCCTACTATAAAGAATAGTAGAGTGACAAAAGAGCCTATGACTAAACTAACTTCTAAATTCATTTTTATCTCCGGAGGATAATTTTTTCACATTGAATGTAAAATCCAAGTGTATCTCGATTTCTCGATTAAAAAATTTAAAAACTCTGTCGAGTAGTACTCGATAAGTTTTTGGTCTTTTCTTACCTCCTCTCAAGATAAGTTCCACTCCTCTGTCGAAGTGAATGTTAGAGTTATTTAGTGGGTCAGACGACTTGTTGTTCTTTGAGGAATTTAATTGTTTCAACTGACCCTCCAATTTTTTTTCCATCGACTGATACCTGTGGAAAGGTTGTCCCTTCTCCAAATTCAGAGATAAATTCCTCTCTAGTATAGTCTTCTCCTAAATTATAGACCACATAGCTGCAACCTGTCAACTGCAGCACCTGTTTAACTTTGTCACAATATCCACACCCTTCCTTTGAATAGACCGTAAAGTTCATGTAACCCTTAAAATAGTAATTTATAATTTTAATATTTTCTTATTATATCACACTATGATGGTTTTGTCGGCCAGTTTACATTTCCTAACACACCAGTCTCTAAATTATATGTCGGTGATGATGATGTTGTTGGTAGATCTCTTAATGCTTGTCTATAAGTTTTCTCAGCATCAGTTTGTGTTCGATCAGCAACTGCCATCCAATCAGTTTCTGCTAGTTTAACATTTCTTTCAGCCTTTAATTTATGCATAGGATACTCTGAGAGAAGGGTATTATAGGCAGTTGTGATATTTGAATCTGATGGTTGAGCAGTTACTGAATCCTCCCATCGGATTGCAGATAAATTGGTTATATCATTTAATCCTGTAATTGAAAAATTACATATTTTACCTGCAGCTTTATTTACCGCATTCGATAAACATGGGAAAACTGAAAAATCAGGATTAGGACTTGGTTGGTAAGACATGTAGAACTCCTAAGTAACGTTTGTTAAAGTGACGGCAGAACCAGTTATTTCCTCCAAACGCAAAACTGATACTAATTTACAATACGCATTACCAGTATTACTTGTATTATCGTTATAATTGGTGAAGACAGATCCACTTCCATCAGAAAGGAAAAATGGTCTATAATACAATTGATTTGTTGTATTTGGAGAATCTATAATAGTACAAACTGACATCTGATTTGCAGACCAGTTATAACCAGTACCCCAAAGAGATGGTATATGACCTGTCGCTCTACTGACACTCTCACTGTTTAGTACAGTTGCATCAACTGCCCCATAACTACTTCCACCATTCGTGCTTTTCATAATTTGAATACTACAATTTTGTGCACTGCTTATATGAAAAAATGCACTTAACGTGATTCTTATCTTATTGCTTGCACTGGATGGTGTAATATGTCCTTCTAACTGTAATCCCTTTTGTGTATTATTAGTAAAAGATTGCGTCTCAAAAGTTCTATTAACATATTCTCTTATTTGTACAACAGATTGAGTGATCCCTGTTAAGTTTGCACCACTAATCGCTGGCAAAGCACCAGATAATTTTGATGCAGTAAGTGTAGATATCCTTGCATCAGCAACTGTGCCAGTTAATTGTCCAGCAGGTATACTTGTTAAAGATGCACCCGAACCTGAAAATGTGGTAGCAGTGCATACACCTGAAGAAATATTGATACCTTTGGAGAAATTGACAGCAGCACTCCCATCTTCTCCTTTAATATCCGTGACTCTAATTTCAGACATGTTTATTAATACTTTTTATTATTTAGGGAAAAACTCCCAAGACATTCATAATGAATGTTGTTCCTGCAGATACATGAAATGTCGCTCCCGTTGCGACGTTGATTTTATTTAATCTTGTGAACACAGTTTTGCCTGATGTTGTTTCGTTATTTGTGAGATCAACCTGTGTACCATTAGGTATGGTAAATGCTTCAGTAGTTTTGAAACACTCATTAAGAAGTGTATTGGGTGTGCTACTCATCGCTGTAGCAAATCCACTTATACCAGTTATATCACTACCATCACCAACAAATTTTTGTGCTGTGACGATTCCAGTCGGGGTATTAATAGACAGACCATCTATTGAAAGATTACCATCATGAGCGTGGATATTATCATTATGTCCTGCTATTACTATTCCCATGTCTATTTTTTTTTAAATATTTAGACTACAACATAGTTGCCATCAACTGTTAAAACACCATTAACTTGGACTGGCCCTGCCATCAATCCATTAAAGTTTGTGCTTATATAGTGATTGCCATTTAATTGATTATCGTATATTGTCATTCCATTACTGATGTACATTCCGGCAAAAGAATTACCAGCACCAACCATCTCTGTTGGGAATCCTGTTGTACGAATACCTATATTGTCTGTGGTATGAATACCTGATACAGACTTGGTAAAAGTTGTTCCACCACCGGCACCACCACCTTCAATACTTATGTCAACTTTTTTAAGTGCTCCAGATCCAGATACAAGAAAAGTATTTCCTGTCCCTACGAAGTTGAGCATTGTAACACCAGTTCCAGCAATTGCTGTACCACCAGACTGTATACCAATAGTTCCTAAAGTTTGGACTGCACTTTGTGCTAATTTTGCTGTGGTAACTGATCCATCTGCTGGTACTGATACACCGATTGATGTTCCTAAAACAACGATAAAACAACTCAGTCCATTCGCTGGTGCAGATGCAAATTCAATCGAACTCTCACTTATTGTATAAGCTGCTTCTGCTTCCTGTAAAACACCACCCAGTGCAACCATCAGTGCTAATGATGATCCGGGGAAAAAATTTGTGCCTCCTGCTTTTAAATCAAAGGAAACTTTATTACCATCAAACTGTGATGAAATATCATCTAGTTTCAGGTAATTACCTTGACTTAAATCGCGACCAATATATGGCATATTACTTTTTAGTTATTTATGATGGTTTGGGATATTTTGACTATTTATGTATCTCCTAAACGAATAACAGTAAAGTAATTTCTATTTTCATTTGAATTTCCTTGTAAGGTTGAACTAGAGTTAGCTGAATATACTCTTAGTCTCATTTTTACATTAGATGTGTCAGTAACATCTACTAGACCTTGACCAGTAATTGGATTGTAATTGCCCCTTTCACCTCCACCAAAACATCTTGATTGAATATTGAAAGTGCTTCCATTTTCGCAAAATTCCATTCGTATCAAAACTTCATAAGGGTCATTTGAGCCGTTATAAACAATTCCATTATATGTAACTAAATAAAAACCAGTAGAAGGAAATGTCCATACACCAGCAGCATGGTCACTGGAGTTTACTGACATACCAGTTCCAAGTTGTGCAAAACCATCTGTTTGGTCAGGTCTCTCCCAATCTGCAGTAGATAAAATTGATGTTGAGTTGGTAGGAATATTGTAAGTTGTCGTTAATCTCCACATATCTGCCATTGCTAATCCAGAACTCGGTGTTGCCCACTGAACTGATGAACTATTACCCTGACTTGTTAATACTTGACCTGATGTTCCATAGTTTGCACCACTAATTCCTAATTGACCTGAACTTCCGATGCGAAGTTTTTCATTATTATTTGCAAGTTTAAAGACAATATTTCCGGGATCACATCTTATTTGTAAATCATTATTCAGTGCACCAACAATTATACTGTCACTAGTAGTTGAATCTTTAAATGAAATACTTGCATTATCAGATCCTGTGCTCTCAAAAACAGCTTGAGTTCCACTTGATGATCTGACATGAAGAGCAGAGAGTGGGCTAGATATTCCAATACCAAAATTACCTGCGTTTGTTAACCTTACTTTTTCATTATGTCCTGCACCAGTCGATAAACGAAGTTCTTCAACAGCAGTGATTTCTAAATCATTAGAAGTTACTCTAAGCATACCTCTGGTTGTAGTATCATCAGCAATACCCAGAACATTACCATCACTCACTCTTCTTGTTAAAAGTAAGGGTGCAGCACCGTTTGCACAAAATGATGCGATACCTTTTGTTGCTGTTCCAGCAGTATTATCACCAAATACAATACCTGGCTCATTTGCAGATGCAGGAGTGTTACTAGTTGTCCCTATCTTTACACGACCATCTAATACATCAGTACCACCACCGAGAACTTTAATACCAGTTCTTGCGGTAATCAATCCAACTGCATCTATATTCGTTACGTCTTCATAAGTAAGAGTTCCAGCAATACCGACATTCTGTGCAAAGGTGGCAACACCAGTTACATTTAAATTAGTAAATTGTACCTCAGTGAGTCCGGTAAGAGCCATCAGGTTATTTCCATTATTGTGAGTGCAACATCTAAACTATTATTTACATCACTCTTCGCAGTAATTGTATCTGTTGTTTCTAGTACAACTTTATTTCCCTGCATGAATTCAAAAGATGATCCTTGTGGTATTGGAATATTCTTCATCAAATGTATATCATCTGCTGATGATCTTGTAATTCCGATACCCACATTTATATTATTACCTGAAATATTTGCAGCAGTAATTCCAATCACCACTGTCGTTGTAGAAGATGGTACAACATATAGTGGTGCAGTAGTAACACCTACATTTTTTTTAGTTTTCAGTTTAAAGGTGTTTGCCATTTTTTATCCTAATGCTATTGCGAGAGCGACTACATCATCAAGTGATGCACCACCTCCTCCACCACCTCCGGTGGAATTAACAACTGTAACTCCATTCACACCAACTGTAGCAGTAATATTACTATTAAAGTTTAGTGTAGTAGCAATTCCAGCTGGAGTTCCGTTATTCTGTATAAAGACACCAGTTGAAACACCGACACCTTTGACACGAACTTCAGTCCTACTATTTATGTCACCTGCAACATCAAGTTTATAGGAAGACGACGGATTCGTCGTTCCTATTCCAACCGATCCTTCTGTTGTGCCAATTCCAATATTTTTATTGGAATCATCAACGATTACTAAAGAACCTAACTGTGATAACTCTCTATTCTTTGACATATTTTTATGCTGATATCTCCTGAGCTATACAAATAACTGGTTCACCGCCCGGATTACTTGGTACCTCAACTGAACCAGACCCATTATTTCTTATGTAAAGTTTGTATATTATTGCATTACCAACTGAGTAAGTTGGAGTATCAAGATACATAATGTTCATAGGAATTTCGTTTCTTGATTGATCACCTTTGTTTAAAGTAAATCCAGCAGTGGGCACGGACGTACCATTAGGTGAAATACTTGCGAATGTTCCACCATTTACACTTCGGTATATGTCCATATAAATTACGTTGCCAGCACCATTATTATTACAAGCTCCACTTATATTAACCAGTATTTTACTATTAGCTACTGTGGGAGTAATTGATACTTGATGGGTGGTTGGAGCATATGAACTGGTTGCATTAGCAGTTCTAGTAAAAGTAGTATCATATTGTTGAACAACTTGAAGAACTTTACCTGCACTTACATTAGTTAAACCAGCACCATTACCATGAAAAGTTGAGGCGGTTACAGAACTAGCAACTGAAACATTCGTAGAGGTCGTAACACCAGTAACCACAAGACCATTCTGAACGGTGGGTGCACCCGATGCAGTCTTGTTTGTTATTTGGTTTGCCCTTATTCTTGACATAATTATTATTTTTAGTTATTTATGCGTTGGTTTCAGATACACATGGGTATTTATATGTTAGATTATACTTCACATTCTCCTTGAATGTAACCACCTACAGCGTCGTTTAGAACTCTTGTTATACGAACATGTCCCAAAGAAGCCGTGTTAAAAATTACTGTTGAACTAGTTGCACTAGTCTGCACACTACTAATACTATTAACCCTACCAGCAGCATAAGACGCTACATCATCATCTAATGTAAGATCGGAGAATGTGAAGGTGACATCTTTATCTCTCATTGTAACAGGATGCTGAACATGCACTTTGCAAGTAGTAGCATGTGACTGCACACCAATTGCAAGAGTCGAAGAATTGTTAGCAGCACCTCCTGTGGTACCACCAAGTCTAAAACAATATCGTTGGCAACGTCTAAGTTCATCTGAGAAACCACGGTGCTCGAACGGGGTGGCCACTGAGCCAACTTCAAGTTGAACTCCTGTCATTTCAAATGTTGCATCATTTGCTGTCCACCAATCGGTTGGATAAGTTGGAGTTCTATTATCACTAGCAAACGCTGCCCAAGTATCTAAAGTTTTATCATTTGTATAGTTAGTTCCAATATATTGAGAAAAAACCATATATAAACCAGCTTCGTTATTATTATCAAAAACTAAATTAGAATTTCCCGGAATTGTTTTTGTAATCTTTGTCCATGTATTAGCACTTAAAGTACCTGTTTCCCAACAAAATCCCTGAGATGGTGAGTCATAAGTATATATTCTATGAAAGAAATTTTGAGAAACACTCGATTTTACCCAATAAGATAAAGTTAAAAAACTTGATGCTGATTTGTAATTCCAACCACTATTTGCTATGTCTTGAGACTCAACGTTATAGTAAATGTTTGATCTATCTGTTGACCCTGTAGTTGTTTGGTTTCCGTTAGTAATTCTAAATGCTTTTCTAAAACCTAAAGTATAAGGTGTAGTTCCACTCGCAACATCAACTTGTGATTGTGTTGGTGTTTCATCAAATCCACCTCCTCCAAGTCCAAATCTATCAACACTATGAATTCCTCCAAGAGTAGCTGATGTGCCACGTTGAGCCACTCGCATAGCTCCGTTGATGATAAGATTTCTAAAACTTAAGGGAGTAGATATACCTGTAAGATTTGCACCACTACCACTGAATGATGTTGCAGTTACAACACCTGTCACAACTGCACCGTTTGGAAAAGTAGGTGCTCCAGTTGCGGATCTATTTACAATATTATCTACAAGTAATCTTCCTGCACCACCAGCTCCAGTGCTACCATTACCTCCTAATCCAAGTATATCTGGAATTAAATCATCACCATCTGCAACAATTAAATCAGCATTATCTTCTACTTGTATATCTGCATATTGTGTATACGCACCAGTTGCTGATGCTGGATGATCTACAGTGATAGTTGAACCGATACTTAATACTCTATCAGTGTAAAATAATTTATTTAAAGGACTTGTTTGAACTGAACTCAATGCAGTGCCTAATCCAGCAGCTGCACCAGTTGCATCAGATATATCACCTACAAATTTAGTAGCAGTAATTACACCAGTAGATACAACGTGATGAAGTTCTGAAAGATTTGAATGAATAGTTGTAACACCAATATTGATACTAGTTCCAAAAGTCGCAATACCAGTCACAACAGGGCCACTATCAGATAAAGTAACCGTACTTAATCCTGCTCTGCTTGTTAATCTATTTGTGCGTATCTCAGATGTCATTTATATTTTTTTAGTTATTTATCCAGATACTTCCATTACTGATATACTACTCACAGTTCTTATATAACCAACGCTATTAGAATCGGCAGTGCTTCGATTTAAGTAAAATTCCGCACCATCATTTGCGATGTATTGAACTTTATATGTTACCGGATTTGTAGTTGATGGATTATCCAAATGATTAACCGTGACTGCTTTCATATTTCCACCTCCTCCTGAATTTTCACCTCCTCCTGTAGCTTGCACTCTAGTACCAGCAGAATCTCCCACTGCAATGGGTGTTGAGTTTCTTACAAGACGAAACGATACTCTATTTCCACCAGAACCAGCATTCGACCAGTTAACACACACCATAACAAATATTTTACTATCAGATCTTGTGGGTGTAATTGAGACTGAAAAACCTGTAATATCTGCAAAACTACTATTAGTACTACCAGTGAAAGTATCAGTTTTTGTTGTTGATTTAATTTGTATAATACCACCACCTGTTCCTGTTCCAGATACAAGTCCATCTCTTGGAACGATTCGATTGGTTCTTAACTCTGACATTATGCTGATAACTCCATAATTGATATTCCTGATGAATCATTACCATGATTATTAAACTGAGCTGATCCACCACCTAAACTTTTCATATACACTTTATATGTAATTTCTGATGTTGTGTTTGGTGCATCTAACACTTGAAATGAACATCCCATTTGTGCTGCAGCACCATTACCATAAAATCTCCATAGTGAACTACTTGGTCTACCAGTTGTCCCAGTAAAACCACTATAAGAACCTCCACCTACACTTTTGAAGAGATCTAAAGCAACCCCATTACCTTGAGGTGCATAACAAGTGCCACCAGAAACAGTAATTAATATCCTTGATGTTGTAAATTTAGGAGTAATTCTTCCCAATAACGTAGTTGCCACATATGATGTTGAAGTAGTCGCTGTTTCAGACAAACCACCATAACCTTGAACTACTTGAATAACACCACCACCATAAAATCTAGAATTAGAGGCATCCATTGCAGGGACACCACTCACTGGAACTATTTTATCGACCCGTAATTCTGATGACATGGTTATGAGATCTCCTGAGGCTCTTGAGGCCAAGGTATAGAACTTAGAATTAATTCAGAATTAGAATCTAATCTTGCACCTCCTCCTGCGGTCTGAGGTAAATCTCGTAATGCCTGACGATATCTTTTCCAATCATCACTCATAACCAGATCACTTCCTGCTCTCCAATCAGTCAATGCAATTCTTTTATCTCTTTCCTCACGTAGTAATCTTATTGGTTCTGCTGAGTTAAGTTCTTTAATTTTTTGTAATATTTCTTCCTCAGTGGGTTTTGTCTGACCACTATCCATCCACTCAATACCAGAGTAGTCATCCCCACGAAGAACCCAATCTGCGTTTGGTTTTAATGTATGCAGTGCTGATATTATACCGTGTTTCATAATTTTGATTTTTCTTTTATTTATCCTATCAAGAAACCTTGAAAAACTCTATATCCCCCATGAACAGAACCTTGACTATTACTTTGCACATCTGTCCAAACTTGCATATCCTGACCTGAGTTCATCGAAATAATTATTGAATTGTTTGTATGATTATACTGAGCTCCATCTTGAAATGCCTGATAACCAACATAGGAACCATCTAATTTAAATTGAGATCTATCATAAGTTGAACTAGAATCCTGCATAAATTGATAGTACATCCAGTATATTCCAGTCACTGGTGCAGTAAACGTAGAGGTTGATGTATCAAAACCTCCTCCTACATTCGTAAGTGTTTGGGTAAACGCAACTTTGAATGCAGATCCAGTGGTAGATTGGTTTTGACCATCATAAGCGTGAAATGCTACACGACCTTGAAGTGCTCCACTCCCAGTTAAAGTAATATCACCAATGTTTAATTGAGGCATAATTCTCCTATACGATTACCCAAGTGCCATCAAGCGTCATGGTTGAACCAAGACTCACAGGCCCTGCGTTAAGTGCATTAACTGAAGTAGTTATATAATATCCACCGTCTCTATCCAGTGTTTTATTGAATAGAAGTGAACCATCACCAATGTATAGTCCAGTCATTGAATTTGCAGCACCAACTAATGCTGTATTAGTTTCGATATTATTGGTTGCAATACCAACTGTACCTTTACTATCAACAACGATTCCATCTCCGGATGATCCAAGGTGTTGGATTTTGTTTACTTTAATAAAACTCATTATGAATACCTCTTTATCTCTTGAACTATGATTTCACTGGTACTATTACCTACATTACCATAAATTGTACCTCCAGTCGCACTTTTATAATATACTTGATATGTTACTGATGAAGAATCATCAGTCGTGTCAAGAAGAGTTGCACCTATCGAATCTGTTTGTTGTACAGAACTACTAGTATCAAATAAAAAATTAGCTATCCCTCTCCAAAATGTACCATTTCGATGAACGGTAAGTTGAATAGCATTATCTGCAGATTTTCTCAAATCAGCAACCCTGACATGAATAAGATGATCATTTAATGAACTTTCGGGAGTTGGAGTTGCGACAGATAATCCTGATATTGCTACAAGAGAATTACTACCTGATGAAAATTGCCCATTTCTTTGACCAACCACAGTTGATATTACTTGTCCGTCAGCAAATTTATTAACGAACGTCAAATTTCCATTTCCATCTGTCTGCAAAACTTGGCCTGCAGTCCCGTCAGTTTGAGGGAGTTTGAAAACTGGATTTGTTGATGGATTACTTGCTGGTGTTGTGAGTGTAACCTTATCACCACCACTATGTAAAAAATGTAATTTACTCATTATGCCACTCCGTACATAGAAAATCTACCTTGAGCAATATTATTTTGGTTAGTAAATTGTATCTCAAGACCAGTTATTCTTGCTTCACTATTATGAAAACCATTAATATATTGTCCCCTATCAACTCCATCACTACTCATATAGGTTTGATGACCATGAAATCTGAGTCGTTTGTATGCTTCAAATCCATGTACATAAATCATACATTGCCATTCCTCTTTATAGTATGTATTTCCACTGACAGTTTCTGTTTCGTTACCTACGTTGTTATAATTTAATCTAAATCTATTCATCGCACCGAATTCTGCTGCGACTGGATTGCCACCTACTCCAGTGGTGGTAGAGTGATATCTACTATTAGCATCTAATGTTGCACCATTCGTTCCTGTTCTACATCTCATTTCAAAATCCTCGTTATCAGAGACACATCTAACTCCGTCCATCATAATCATATATGTTTTGAAATCAGTAAATGCATTAGTAACATTACTTTCATCAAAAGTTACCGCAGAAGTATTTGACGTAACATTGACGGTTGCTAATGGAATTAATCCACTAACACCTGATGTCTTTGCATATGTCACTGCAGAGTTTGCAATCTTAGCATTAGTGACAGCATTTGATGCTAATGTAGTGTCATTTACAACACCAGAACCAAGACCTCCTACTGAGAGTCCATCTATACTTCCGCTTCCGTTAATAGTTACTGGCATAAGATTATCTCCTCATCATATTTATACGATAGTCCACGAACATCCTGATGGAACTGTGACTGCGATTCCAGCATTGACTGATACTGGGCCCGCAGTCATTGCATTCTTAGTTGAAGTGATCTGATAATTAACCGCTACCACTTTATCATTCTCAAAAAATACAGTATTTGTTGATGCTCCTCCAACAGGTGATCCGGCAGCAATGCCTGTTAGTTGTGATCCATCACCTCTAAACGATGTTGCAGTTAATATTCCTGTGATTACAACACCAGCAGCATTTGCTTGTGCTTTAGTAGCACCGCCAAACTTTAGTGTTGCTGCATCAACACCAGTTAAGTTAGTGCCATCCCCATAAAATGCAGTGGCAGTGACTGAATTACCCACTGAAACAGCACTGTTAAATGTCGCGATACCAGTAACCACCATACCGGCATTTGGAGACATTGCAATATTTACACTGCTTGCATCAGGACTTTGTAGATTGTGGGTTTTTAATGTTGACATATCAGTATTTATAGTTCTGCACTAAAATTCATAAAACCAGTTGCTCTAAATTCTAACTGACCAGCTTGTCCACCAGTCATACTACTCGTAGATACTTCTAGAAATGCTCTATTATATAAAGCATTTGTATTAGCAGCAGCAGTTGATATTGTATTTACATTAAAAGTTGCACTATCATCTGCTGAGTCAAAAACCATAGCTGTTGCTGAACCTGTAAAATTTGGATTAATTCTCATAGGGGCTGGAAAATATACAACACCCCGACACGCACTTGAGCTATTTGCATAACATGTAATCCCTGTTCTATAACCATTAGATCCATGTATATTAAAAAAGTAACGTTGGCAACGTCTAAGTTCATCTCCGTAACTGCGGTGCTCGAACGGGGTGGCCGTGGATCCCTCTTCAATTTGAACTTTAGTGACATACCAATTAGCATTACTTGTTGATATTAATTGAACTGTGCCATTAGCACCTTCAGCTCTTGCAGCTATCCATGCACCACCTGCATTCCCTCTCTTAGCAGAACCACTACCCATATCAAAATTTAATTCCAATCCAATACCAGTATTAATAAGCCAAGTTCCACCTGTATCACCGGGAATCGTTATTGATTTTTGTTCCCAAGTATCGGGATTACTTATTGTATAAGTGAACGGAAAACTTCTGTTCTGTGCACTATTCATCAAAGAACCACCATGAGTCCCAGTTACACTTGATTTGACAAGAAAAGAAAGAGTAATTGTTCTTGCACCTGATGTTCCAAAAGACAAATGACCAATATTTTTACCCTCAATTCTTTGTGCTATTTTATAAACATCACCACTAGCTGGTGTTACATTAGTTGTAACATTAACTCTTATTGCATGAGGAGCTCCTATTCCCTCTGAAGATATATCTTGTTGAATAAGACTGAATACACCTAATGAACTTTCACCTCTTGCATACCACCTATCCATACAATAAAAATTACTACCAGCGTTACATGAGATTTGAGATCCTCCTAAGACTCTTTGAAAAACATCAGCCTTACCATTTATTATAATATTACGATGTGAATATGGTGTCGTGCGTGTGAGATTTTCACCACTACCACTGAATGATGTTGCAGTAACTATTCCAGTCACAGTCACTCCTGTATTAGTAGTCTCTAGCTTTTTCCCACCATCAAAATATAATTCAGATGCATCATCATGCAAAAATCTAGCATGTATATCACCATCATTTCCATCTTTTATCCAAATATCATCTGCTAAAATATATAATCTACCAGTAGAATTTTTTATATTTGAGTGATTTCCATTATGATATAATTGCATATCTCCACCAGATCCCAGAGAGATTTTTGCATTATCTGCAAACTCTAATTGATTATCTGATCTATCCCAAACTACATCGTATCCAGCAGTCGCACCATCAAATTTTACATCATTGTTAAATGTTGTTATACCTGTATATTCATTATTACCATTTCCTAATAAAGCAGTTCCATGAGTTGGCATCGTGAAAGAGAGATTGCCAGCATCTGCAGCCGCTGCAATCTCTACGTATCCACTATTACTACCAGTCAGTCTTACTTTAGACATATATCTTTTTAGTTATTTATGAACTCTCAAGAGCAGCATCTGTTTCCTTCAACGGTTCAACAATTACTTTACCATTTTCATCTGTCCAATCGGTGTCATACATATGTTTATCTTTTCTTTCCCCGATAACCATCCATGAAATAGTATCGGTACAAGTATTTTCTTGAGATGTAATTGTTAAAATATTTCCAGATACAGAACCTTTTACTGCTACCCATCCAGTTTCATTCGATGTAAAGCATTGAATTTCTCTATTTAATAAAACAAAAGTTCCATCACTCATTCCTGCTACTGTATCAATATTAACTGTGGCAGTGCCATCAACTAAATCTACTTTACCTCTGTATATATTATTAGCTTGAGGTGATTCTACAAATGAGTGAACAAGATGATGTGTATTAGTTTTAGATGGTAAAGGATGGTCAATTTTAAATGAACCAGATGCTTTTGATAATGAACCAGAAAAACTACAATTTCCATCACGATTCATAGACAAAACAGGAGTCAAAGGATCATTACTATTCGTTGTGCTTCTCATGAATTCTAATCTTCCATGATCATTATAACGATTTCTAATTGCCCAGTTTCTACCACCAGAATTATCTTGCCATGTTTTTAAAACTAATGATGTTGAAGCAGATGCTGTTGGTATAATTTCAACAGCAGAATTACCAGCGGCTGATTTAATTTTTACAGAACCAGTATATTCCAAGCGTAATCTTTCATTACCTGTAGCACTGTTGTTATGATGTCTCATTACAAATACACCATCTGTTCCACTTGTTGAATCTCTTTGAGCACCAGCAGTCCAACCATAATTTGTAAGAGAACTTACAGAATATGCTATGCCTGAGAAACCTACATTATCTGTAGTGTTTGGAGCATCTAACCGAATATGTGGGTCAGTAAAAGTACCACTTGTGGCACTATTTTGAGCTTGAGATACAGTAAGATGTCCAAGATCAGTAGTTGTTCCTAAAAGTAAAGAGCCATTTGATGTGATGCGAAGTCTTTCTGCAAATGTTCCAGAACCTCTAGTACCAAATACTAAATCACCACTTTCAGATCCACTTGTAGGACTTGCTAAATTTGTATGTATTCTGGCATAAAGATCAGTATTACCAGCACTATCTTTTGCTTTAAATCTTATTTGAGCAATAGAATCAGAAGCAGCAGGGGATGCAGAATTATGAACAAGTGAAAGTTCTGGCCCATTTGTTCCATTTTCACTTGTCGTTACAGTGAGAGCTTCATATGAAGTTGAGTTAACAGTTACATGACCACTTGAGTCGATGCGAAGTCTTTCACTACCACCAGTTTCTACTGAAAAAGTATCAGCATCAGGAAATCTTATCTTTGTATTTGTATCACCATTATGAATAATACTATCATTAAGATACAAACTACCGTTGGAAACAAGTACTCCATCAGATTTACAAACCAATTTTTGAGATCCGTTTGCATAGAATCTCAATTCATTTGTGCTGTGGTTATAAACAATCTGACCTTGATTACCACTATCAGTATCAGTAAAGAAAATACTACCGGGATATGAAGGTGCACATTGAAGTGTCATTCCAACATAATTTCCACTACCATGACCCAATACTAAGGTGTTTGCCTCAGAATTTGCTGCAGTTGCACTGGCATTTACATCTAATGAAGTTCCATCGAAAGTTAAGTTTGCTTCACCATTCATTCCATAAGCACTTGTCGCAGTCAATATTCGATTGTCTGCACCATTTGCCAAGTGTTGTCCAACAATATAAATGTTTCCAAGCATACTATTGGTATGAATCGTGCATCTATACTTTAGTGCTGCTGGTGCATCGTGTTGAACATTTATATATTGCAATCCATTTTGGGCACCTGAAACACCATCCGTGTAATCTGCATCATTTGCTGCATTTCTAAATTCAAATGGATGATTACCAGCTAATGTGGTGTTATCAAAAAGATATCTTTGTCCTCTTACCAAATAAATGTCAGGATTACCCTCTGCTCCATCTTGTCCTGGCCCTGTAAATGTAAATCCAGAACCTGAACCACCACCTAATTTCCATGTTGCCTGTACATTTGATGGTGATGTTGATATACCAGAGGCAGGGAGGTTAGTTAAATTTGATCCATCTCCATAAACTGTATCAAAATATCCATTTGCAAATCTAACTGTATTACTTCCAATATTTTTTGAACTATCTGCACTTGGTATAATATTTGTATCAACAACACCTGTTAAAGATATAGTATCTGAAGAAGCATTTCCTAAGTCAATATTACCATTCACAGTCAAATTAGCACCCACTGTGACTGATGTGCTTATCGCAACAGTATGACAATCTAAATTTAATTGGTTTGGTGCAGATATCGTTGGAGTTCCACTCCCCAAAATATCTAACTGATCTACACCGAATGCTTTATCTGCCATATTACTTTTTTAGTTATTTATGTTTAATTGATAAGTTTGATCCAGTCATACTAAGATGATTTGTTCCAGTAAAACCACCTTTAATTGTAGGCTTAACATTTGTTGCTGATAAATCACGAGCAATTCTCCTTGAGGCACCTCTCAAATTGAAAGATCCAGTCCAATACGTAGTAGTGGAATCATTTGAATATTGATCTTGATAAAGACTATTTTCAACGAGCACACTACCTTTCGTTTCAATAAAGTTTTTTACCTGTCTTTGTGTTGCAGTTGGATTACCTTGTAGATATAAAGCAACTAATCCAGTAACAACAGGTGCTGCTGCTGATGTCCCATTAAAATTAGCGTCAAAGAAAACATTATTATCTCTACGTTGAAAATCTTCATATGATGCTTGACCAGTTAATCCTGCTGCAAGTGTTTCGTCTGCTGGAGCCCAAACATCTATACCGGGCCCATTATTTGAGTATGATGCCTTTCTCTCAGATAAATCAACATTCACCTCATCATCCATTGCACCAACACAAATCGTAGGGTGAAAATTAGGATCTGCAGCCTCGATAAATCCCAAACCTTGTGGTGTCATCCAATCACGATGATTGCATGGAACAGTCCCTGAAGGAAATTCAGACCGTGGATCAGTCGTACTATAATAATTATCACTCATGTAATTTAAACGATCAGGATCATCTGCACCAACACCAAGTCTTTGATTATTATTTCCAGCTGCTGCAACATAATGAATATTACCTCCCGTCATCATTTCATTTCCAGCAGTATCAGTAGAATTTGAACGTGATGAGGAAGACCAAGAACGATAAGCACCTGCAACTTGATTATTCAAACCATCTTTCATCGCAGTCACTTGATCTGTGACTGATGCATTACCTGTAAATGTTCCTGTGCTTCCCCTAAACTTATAACTCACAGTGCTATTAGATGAAAATGCTGCTTGATATCCCCAACTACCATTAATCAATGTGGGGTTTTTAACTCCTGTCTCAGAATTTACGGGTTTTAATATATTAAACAAATTCATCAACTCATAATTTGTAATGGGAGTTAAGTTAACTGCATCAGAAATTCCCGGCATATTCCATATATTTGCTTCAAATGCTAAACCAAAATTTTTTCCTGCTGCTAGAGATGCACATGCAGTTCCATGACCACTTGTTAATGAATGCACTGTTCCTATACCAACTCCCATTGCTTTTGCTTCAGTATAACCAGATGGTATATTTACTGTTCCGTATGCTTGGTATGTTGCTGATCTTGATGAGTTATTTTCCCACCACGCGATAGCAGATGTCGTAGTGATCCCAACTCTACCATCTGGTCGTGTAAAAGTATGGTTATTAGTATCAAAGTAAGATTTATCAATATAATAAGGCCCGTCAAGCACAATATCGCGAACTCGTGATTTCCCTGTTCCATCTAAAAACTCCGGATGTGATGCTAGTATACCTGAATCCTGTATTATAATGTCAATATTCTTTCCTGTCAAACTGAAATCTAAATTACCATTTACCGATGCTATATTACCTGTAGATGTTCCATAAAAATCTCCATTAGTATCTATACCAACTCTCTTCATTGCCCAATTTGTTCTATTCAAATCTGATAATGGAGGATTAGATGCTGATGGGCCATGAGTTCCAAGATCACGATATATTTTTACATTGGATAAATATCTTTTACTCGCTGGAGATGGGTTTGGATAATGATCGGGATTATCTTCAGGAGAAAGTTCTATCCACTGAACTTTAGGATGTTTTGCAATCTCAGCAGCTTCTTCTTCAGTCAACTCATAAGTGCTTCGAGTCGGACTAAAACTTTTAGAATTTGAACAAGTAACTTTTCGATCTGGAATACCATCCTGATTAGAGTCTACAATAAGTGCTTCATGTATTTCACTCCAATATTCTGGTGATGTCACTGATAATGTATATCGTTTCACTAAGATACCTCACGTTTGACACGATATGTTGTGTTACCGGAAACTCCAGTTTCTGGTGTTGCTCTTAATAATATATTACCACCACTTATTGTTGCATCAAAAACAGCTAATTTCGTACTACTAAACATAATCCCATATTCAGTTGAATCTATTGAGGTACCATCTCTCATACAAAACAGTTTCTGTGAATGATAATTTGATCCATTCTTAATGAAGATTGAATATTCAATCATAATATCATCTGCATTATATGAATAGGTATTGATTGTTGATGGCGATCCTGCACTTGCAGAAAATGATCCGGTGATATTAGTTGTTATACCTACATTAGTAGCTCCACCTCCACCACCAGTGGATGCAAATGTGATTGAATCACCAGCAGCACTAGTGGTGATTGTCATGTTGCTACCAGCAACAAATGTCAGTGTATCAGATATACTGTCTGCAACTACATCGCTTTGTCCAGATACTGCTATAGTTTTAAAGACATTTATATCTGTTAAGTTTGCACCACTACCAGAGAAGTTAGTCGCTGTAACATCACCTGTGATACTAATATTACCAGTACCAGTAATATTTTTACTATTCAGATCAAGGTTGCCTCCCAGCTGCGGGCTGGTGTCCTGAACAACATCAGTGATACCTGAACTACCACCAGTTCCTGTAGCAGTAGTATTGTATGAAATAAACTCAACCTGATCACCTAGAAAAGCACCATGAGTAAGTGTGACTGATGTTCCGTTTGTCGCACCGAACTCACTGTGTTGTAGTTTTACACCATTTACAAATACATCTAAGAATCCTACGTTATATGTAAATGGGAAACTTGTTTGTCCTGCAGTAGCAGTAGCAATACCAGTTGTTCTTGCTGTTGGGAAACTTGACCATGTAACACCAACACCAGTCGATTTTAAGAACTGACCATTTGATCCTGCTAATCCTAAGTTTGTTACCTTTAACTTACCATCTAATTTTAAATCACCTAGAATCGTAAGTTTATCACTTGCTGTTGTTGTTCCGATTCCAACATTACCCAGAGTGTGTATACCAGTTGCGTTCTCTACAAATTTACCACCAGTTCCACTACCACTACCACTTCCGACAGGAACTGTGACAGTTCTTGTTCCAGCATTATATGTAATCGTATTACCACCTGTAAAATCTATTACTGATATCGCACCAGTTGTAACACTTGACCCATCATCTTTTATTTCAATTGCATCTAATCCATCAGCAGTCGCAATACCAACTACATTAATACCACCACCAAGAACTTTAATTCCTGATCTTGCAGTTATGATACCTATTGAATCAATATTAGTTACATCTTCATAGGTAAGTGTCCCACCGATTGATACATTACCTGAGAAGGTTGCATTCGTACCAGTAATATTATTTGCAAAAGTAGATACACCAGCAACGAATAAATTATTTCCTAGAGTTGTAAATCCTACTAGTGTTGATGTTCCATTAACGTCTATATTCGCATTTACATCTACATTACCACCAAAGGTTGATATACCAGATACATCTAATGTTGTTATATCAGTTGGGCCAATATTATATCTTTCTGTTCCTACACCTATTGTGCCATTCAGTTCTTTATTAACAAACTCATACCAGTTACCTGCGTGTGCAAAATATGCCTTTCCAAAACTATGGACATGGGCAAATGCACCATGATATGTTCCGGGATTAGGTAGATCACTCCAAGCATTAAACAAAAACGGTATAATATTATTTGTCGCAAGACCAACAATTTGATGGTTGGCATCTATGATTCCATTAAATTTAGATGTGCCAGCGAATGTAGATGCTGCTGATACATTTAAATCATCTATTTCTGCAAGACCATCTACATCTAATGTAGAGGATACATTTATATTAACTGAAGAAAGAGTTGTACCATTAAAGGTTAAATTTGCACTATCCTCAAGTTCACCACCAACTCCAGCAATGACAACACGATTATCTGTTAAGTCTGAAACAATTGCAGTATTTGCGGTAACACCACCTCTGAATATACCTGCATAGTTTGTATTGACTACATTAGAATTTACTTGGACTGCGTTCCCCATATAGCCATGGTTCGCACATTGATAATGAAGTACAACAGGTGTCTCATCACCAACTACAATCTGAGTATAAGCACCTGAGTTACCCGGAGCTGGAGAATTACCAGTATTAGTTACACCTGTCGTATATTCAGTTGTCTTATCTGCCTCTAGATAAAAACGTATTGGATGATTACTGTTTGTATTATCAGACTGATCGAACCGATATGTTCTACCCGGTGTCAACACCAAGAAAGGTGAGAACTCTCCATCTATCTTATATCCACTATTACTTCCTTGCCCTTGATATCTATGAGTTGTATCTTTAGTTGCGACAGTTACTGTATATGTAACTATATCATCGCGATGTGGTGCACGAAGATCTGTATAACCACCTATTGCTCCTCTTACATCTAAGTTGTATAGTGGATTGGTTGTCCCTATACCTACCGAATTGCTATAATATATTGATGACGCACCATAGTTTTCATACCACGGAGTAAGATTCGTTACTGTTGTAAGTCTAACACCATCTCTCTCTGCGAATAGAAATCCGTCATAGGTGTTGAGTGCTAATTCACCAAGTTGTAAATTTGTAGTTGTCGGACGTTTGTTCGCTACAGCAGAGCGTTTAATCCTAAAATTGGTCGCCATTTATTATATTCGGTATATACCTGAGAAGAGCAATATGTATTGCTGTTTTATTTATTTAACTTGCATTATTCCTTCTTGGACGATAAAGAAATAAGTT